GAATCAACATCCCCACACCTGTCATGGCAGGAGTACGAACTCCGCTTCGACAGTTTGCTAGCTGTGTTCTTGTTGATGTTGATGACACCCTCGATAGTATCTTTTCTAGTGACATGGCGATTGGCAAGTATGTTGCTCAACGTGCAGGAATCGGTATCAACGCAGGTAGAATCCGTGGCATCAACAGTAAGATCNGAGGNGGTGAAGTACAACACACAGGTGTTGTCCCGTTCCTTAAAAAGTTTGAATCAACTGTACGATGTTGCACTCAAAATGGGATTCGTGGAGGTTCAGCAACAGTCCACTTCCCAATCTGGCACACAGAAATAGAAGACATTATTGTTCTCAAAAACAATAAGGGTACAGAAGACAATCGAGTGAGGAAACTTGACTACTCCATCCAAATTTCAAAACTTTTCTACGAACGTTTCATTACGAATGGAGAAATTAGCCTGTTCTCACCGAATGACGTACCAGGTTTGTATGATGCTTTTGGTACTGACGACTTTGACACTCTATATCGGATGCATGAACTCAATGACGCTGTTCCAAGAAAGACTATCGGGGCACAGGAACTCTTTCTAAGTCTCTTGAAGGAACGTGCAGAGACTGGTCGTCTGTACATCATGAATATCGACCATTGTAATAGTCACTCCTCCTTCAAGGACAAGGTGAACATGAGTAACCTCTGTCAAGAGATCACTCTACCTACCGATCCTATCAATCATATTGATGATAGTGCAGGTGAGATTGCTCTGTGTATTCTTTCTGCAATCAACGTTGGTAAACTACGTGATTTAGATGAGATTGAAGATCTTGCTTCTCTTGCTGTACGTGGTCTGGAAGAACTGATTGACTATCAAGAGTACCCTGTTTCAGCAGCACGTCGTAGCACCCTCTCACGTCGCTCTCTGGGCATTGGATACATTGGTTTGGCACATTACCTTGCTAAGAAAGGATTAAAGTATGACAATCCAGATGCATACAGGGAAGTTCATAAACTGACCGAAGCATTTCAGTACAACCTTTTGAAAGCATCTAATGAGATTGCTCAGGAGAAGGGTCCATGTGATGGATACGAACGTACTAAGTATCATGATGGAATCCTCCCCATCGATACATATAAGAAGGAGGTTGATGAAATTGTTTCACCTGAGTATCATTATGATTGGGAAAGTCTTCGGGTATCTATCGCCACCCACGGTCTTAGGCACTCAACACTGTCAGCACAAATGCCATCGGAGTCTAGTTCCGTTGTGTCAAATGCAACCAATGGAATCGAACCACCTCGCGACTACCTGTCCACTAAAAAATCAAAGAAAGGGGTTCTTAAACAGATTGTTCCACAGTACAACACTTTAAAAAACAACTACACCCTACTGTGGGATATGCCTTCTAACGAAGGATATGTTAAGATCGTTTCTGTAATGCAAAAGTTCTTTGATCAAGCAATCAGTGGTAACTGGTCTTATAATCCCACCCACTTCCCTAACAATGAGATTCCTGTGTCTGTCATGGCACAAGACTTACTTACAACCTATAAGTATGGATGGAAGACATCTTACTATCAGAACACCTACGACAACAAAAAGGATGAAGACGAAAACGTAGACCAAAAACTCAATAACCTTGTTGACGATATTCTGAGTGGTGACGAAGGGGAGTGTGATGCCTGCAACGTCTAAGGATATTACTATCACACTATGTGCAGACTTGCAAGAAGACTTTGAGTCTTACCTTGCAGTCTGTGAGTCCTTGGAGTTTGCTCCAAGGATCAATGCATTTTTAAATTACATTTCAAATTACGGAACTTACGGAGCAGAGAATGGGAGTAACAGTCTTCAACAGCAAGAAGGTTGACACAAAGAAACAACCAATGTTCTTCGGAGCACCACTTGGTATGCAACAATATGCTGAGTTTAAGTATCCTGATTTTGATAAACTAACTCAGACTCAACTTGGATATTTTTGGAGACCCGAAGAGGTATCTCTACAAAAAGATAGAGTAGATTACAAGACTCTCAATACCCAACAACAACATATCTATACTTCTAACTTGAAGTATCAGATTCTTTTAGACTCTGTGCAGGGTCGTGGTCCTGGTATGGCATTCTCACCTTACTGTTCTCTTCCAGAACTAGAAGGTGCTATGGGTGTGTGGCAGTTCATGGAACAGATTCATTCTCGTTCATACACACACATCATTAAGAATGTATATCCTGATCCTTCTGTCGTGTTGGACACTACATTAAATGAACCACAGATTCTGAAACGTGCCAAGTCTGTTACCAAAGCATACGATGAGTTCCTCAGTGCAGTTGGTTCCTGGGCAGAGGGTGACATGTGGTCTTCTGATTGGGATGGTTCTCCATCTAAGGAGTGGACTATCAAGGATCTAAAACGCAAACTTTATCTGGCGATTGCTAATGTCAATATCCTGGAAGGAATACGGTTCTATGTTTCTTTTGCTTGTAGTTTTGCTTTTGGTGAACTTAAACTCATGGAAGGTTCAGCAAAAATTATCTCCCTTATTGCCAGGGATGAGTCACAGCATCTCGTTCTGACTCAAAAGATTTTGAAGAAGTGGGCAGACGGTGATGATCCTGACATGCAAGTGATTGCAATGGAAGAGAAGGAAACTGTTCGTCAGATGTTTGCTGAGGCAGTCAAGGAAGAGAAAGAGTGGGCAAACTTTTTGTTCACCGAAGGTAGCATGATTGGTCTTAACGAGAGACTGCTTGGTCAATACGTTGAGTGGATTGCTAACCGTCGTATGAGATCTATTGGACTGAAACCACTGTATGACATCCCTGCTAAGAGTAATCCTCTGCCTTGGACTGAGCACTGGTTGAACTCTAAGGGTCAGCAGAACGCCCCACAGGAGACGGAGATCGAATCCTATGTGGTCGGTGGTATCAAGCAGGATGTAGAGAGTGCTACGTTTGCAGACTTCCAACTTTGAGTAAGAAATCATGGAAGCATAAGAAGAGGATCCCCTCCAACCCAGTCAAGTCTGTTGGGGATCACATCAAATTCTTAGAGAATTTGAAGCAGGATTTGAAGCGACGGGGAACCCGAATGCGAAAAAGAGACTTGACAAGATAAATAATATAGGATACAGTGTATCCATCGTTCATCCCACTCTTGGGTGGGACGCAAGTAAATCGCGGAACGGAGCCGTTCATCCCATGTTAGAACTACTATTCTATTCATCACTCACTTGCGCTCAGGCCGATGCANTTATGTTTCGGATGAAAGCAAATGAGAATATTCCTCCTGAATNCAAGGTGGAATTGATTGAGGTCATGAAGGAATCAACGCCTGATTGCTACCCATGGGACGCATACGATTGAAGGAACGGGGTCTAACCACCTCACTTTCAGGAGTAAATCCATGGCACAAGTCACTTACCGTGGTGTCTCATATGACACCGAGCAGTACAAAGAGAAGGTCCTTGCTGAGCAAACTGCTAAGCAAAGATTTGATCTCATGTATCGTGGGACCAGAGTCAACCGTAAGGTTGTCCCTAATCCCGAAACTGTTTGAACGAACTTAACAACTGAGGACCCTATTGGGTCCTTTTTCTTACATTACCGAGGTTACAATGAAAATCTTTTTGGATAGCAGTGATGTTAATCAAATCAATAAGGCATTAGAAACTGGTCTTATTGATGGAGTCACTACTAACCCTACGTTGATGTTGAGAGCAGGACGCGATCCTGACGAAGTGCTTGAAGAAATCTCGGACATGTTTCCTTGGACAGCATCTATCTCAGCAGAAGTGTCTGGTGATACAGAACAAGAGATGCTCGCCATGGCAGATTCTTATATCCAAATCAATCCAAACATTACAATTAAAGTTCCTTGTAATGTGGAAGGACTTAAAGCATGTAAGACTCTTTCTGACAATGAGATTGATGTCAACGTGACTCTTATCTTCTCTACTGCACAAGCAATCCTTGCTGCCAAAGCAGGTGCTAGATATGTATCACCTTTTGTTGGTAGATGTAATGACAATAGTGTCAGTGGTGTTGAACTGGTACGTGCAATTGCAGGTGTCTATGCTACTCATCGTATTGAGACTCAGATCCTTGCTGCATCACTACGAGATGTACATCATGTCTCCCGTTGTTTCCTGTATGGTGCTCATGTAGTTACCATGCCACCAGCAGTATTCTGGAAAATGTATGATCATGTACTGACTCGTGAAGGATTGGTTCAGTTTGAAAAAGACTGGGCAGAAGTAGAACAATTTATGAGAGAACGTGATGCCGATCAGGACTCAGTGGAATATTGATTCTGACAATCCACACCCCACTGCATATCTTAGACTCATCTCTGATATGGAAGGGTGTTGTCAGATCTTAGGTGCTCTGGTAGGTGATGAGCATGAGGATTATAAGTATATAAGAGAAGCGTGTAATCGCTACTACAAAATATACTATAAGTACAAGAAACATTATGCGACCACAGAGTGCGAAGGCAAAGGGACGTAGGTTCCAGCAGTGGGTGAGAGATATGCTTATTGAGCATAGAGATATTCACCCCGAAGACATTGAGTCTCGTAGCATGGGTGCTGGTGGTGAAGACATTATGATGGCACGAGATGCTAGACAGAAGTTTCCATTCAGTATCGAGTGTAAGAATGTAGAGAAACTCAATGTCTATGATGCATACGATCAAGCGTGTGCAAACTCAGGAGATAATACTCCTATTCTTTTCATGAAAAAGAATGGAAAGAAACCCCTTGCGGTTGTAGATGCTGAATGGTTTATTAAAAATGTTTACAATTCCAATTGAAAAGTTTACTGTACCTGACTGGGATAAGTGGAAACCTATAATCTTATCTCAGTGTGATGAGAACAGTCCCCAAGCAATTATCCAGGATGGACGAGTATCTCTACACGAAATGGATACCGACTACCATGATTTAGTTAGAAAGAAAGCAATGCCCAAATATTATTGGGATGTTATGGATGCCTGTGCCCCTATCAACGATCAAGTGGGAGACGAAACAGGTTTGGATATGCAAAAGGTAGTAGCAATGTGGCATCAAACTACTAGTGATGGTAAGTTTCATGGTGTGCATAACCATGGACCTGTTGGTATCACTGCTGTTCTGTATGTAGATTTTGATCCCAGAGTGCATAAAGCAACTACATTCATTGCACCATTCACTAACTTTATTAATGGTGAGGTTATTGATTTCATGCCTGATGTGGAGGAAGGTGACGTTGTATTCTTTCCATCATATCTACATCACTTACAGGAACCTAATTTCTCTGATGTGTCTAGGACTATCGTCTCATGGAACGTGATGGGTAAAGAGATGAAACCCCACAACGTTGTACCACGCATCCAACTGCAACAGGGTGGTTGACATCAGAGTCATCCTGCTATATATTAGTAGAGTTCTGGACTTAGAGCAACCATGGATGACTATCTTGACTCAGAAGACTTCTACATGTTAGAACTTCTGATTGACGAACTCCATGATCATGTGGAGGAGGGTGCCGACCTGGCAGCACATGCAGTTAATGAAAGGATCAAATCCATCTATGAATTATCGTGATCGTTATGTTACTGTTGAACTGACTGACGAAGAGTTCCAACAGATCAATGAAATTGTTTCAGAACATCAGAATTTTAAGGCAACAGAAATAGAGAACGTTAGAGAGTGTGAAGTCGTCTTCATTGACTCTCAAAAACTCTATGATATTGTCATGTCTTATGCTACTCGTGTGAATGAAGCAGCGAATTGGTTTTTTGATCTAGACTTTGTTGAACCCTTACAGGTAACAAAGTATAGTGAAGGACATCGTTATGACTGGCATCAAGATGAATCTGAATGGCATCCTTTCAAACGGAATGACCAGAAGGTTCGTAAGATATCATTTACTCTCTTACTGAATGATACCTTTGAAGGTGGTGAGTTCCATCTAATTAATCAAGAAGTCCCCTTGAAGTCTGCATACATGATCTTTTTTCATTCGGATGATCTACATATGGTTGCTCCTGTAACCTCAGGCACTCGTCTATCTCTTGTGGGATGGATTCAAGGTCCTGCTTGGCGTTAATTTTATGACTCAGTAGCTCAGTTGGATAGAGCAACTGCCTTCTAAGCAGTCGGTCGCTGGTTCGAGTCCAGCCTGAGTCGCTAGGGGTTACGCCCCCCTAACACAGTAGAATAAGTAGGAGAGAGACGATCATGACGATCCAATCTAGATTTGCAACCAGTTTGCAAATCCTTCGCGATGCTGCCAACGGAGACATCTCCTTGGAAATCCAGTATCCTCATCTGTTTTCACAGGTCTGTCGCTTTTATGAAAATAAAGGAGTCAGGTTCTTTGGTTCAGATGTTGAAGAAGATTATGCCTATCTTATTGACCACCTAATAGCAGATAACGTACTTGTCTAAATGAAACTGTCCCCAGAACCGATACTTTATGATGGTCGTTTAGCACATCCTCGCACTGATTTTATCTACACAGAGAAGATCGACGAAGGTGTTGTTGACGGCATCGTTGACTTTTATAATACTCAAACAATTTTTGAGAAGTGGCCTGGGGAGACTATTGATGATAACGGTGGTGGAATGGTAAACACTGCTATCAAAGATTCCATAGACAATCCTGTCTTCATTGGAATTACTGATAGCAGGGTTCGTGACTTCACTGGGGAAGTGAATCGTGTAGCAAATAACTATGTCGATCGCTTTCCTTTGTGTTCCAAGACAAACATCTGGAAGATGGAAGAGTTCTTCAATCTTCAATACTATAAACCTGGTGGTGGTTACCACATGTGGCACTGTGAAAGGCAGTCATCAAGTAGATCTAATACTTATAGACATCTAGTCTGGATGACATTCCTCAATGACGTGCCTGATGGTGGTACCGAATGGTTTCACCAAGATTTATATATTCCTGCCGAGAAAGGTTTGACTGTCATCTGGCCTAGTGACTGGACTTATACTCATAAGGGTCGCCAATCGGACACATCAGAGAAACTGATCGCAACAGGGTGGTATCATTTCCTCTAACGTGCTATCATATGCCTAGGTTATCTCACCAATACATGACACCGATTGTTCTCCTAGAACGCTTTCCTTATCGCTACGTTGAGACAGGTGTTCTCGACAATGGCACTCCCGACTTTCGTATTCAAAAGACCTGTGCTCGTACTGGAAAGTACCAGGACATGTATCTTTGTGATAATGCCATGCAGATGGGAACAGCAATGGATGACTTTGAATACACGAAATGGTTGGACCCAGCAGGTGTTAACTGCTATGTTAGAGACAATGTAAAATCACACTTGGATACTGATCAATGAGAAACGTTCGTAACGAATTTGATAATGCAGTCTACGCATTGCGTGGTGCATTGAAAGCAGCAATTGACGATCCCACATTCGATCGTAATAGTCTGCAAGAGATGTGGAGACACTACCAAGGTGTTCAAACCATCGCTGAGGGGATCCCAGACCCCTCTGACAATGCATATAATTTTGATAGCAGTTCTCTCTATCCAGAGGAATTTGACTATCCTTCCCCTACTGTTCAAGCAGCACAGGGAAATGTTGAAATCAATACAGGTTTTGGGCAGGACGTGATCACGTTCTCTTGACAACTTTTAAGATTTCCTATATAATTATGTTCCGTTGCAAAACTTTACAATCATGACTGTTACTACTGAGGATGGTGGACGTACAAACATGTACGCCAAAGAACCACAAATGTATATCTCACAGACCGACGCAGAGCGTTATGGTTATGAGTCCTATGCAGAAAGAGCAGAAAAACTGAATGGTCGTACAGCAATGCTTGGATTTGTTGCTGCTGTTATTTCCTACGCTACTAGTGGTAGTGTATTTTTCTTTGGTATCTTTGGTTTCTAATGCAA